GTGGTTTATAATCTCGGAGTTGTGGAGGTGTTCCGAGAAGGCGGTGTTTCAGAGTAACGCTGTTACTAGACTTGAGAGACTACCACATAGTTGTCTTTCGAGTCGGTGGTGGATGCCGGTGTCTCAATCCCAGGATGCTTGTGCTTGCGTTTACGTTGACGTGCCAAATTCTGCTTGTAAGCAAGCACGGTAGCGTCTTTGTAGGCACGATCCGCGGAGAGTCCGGAGTCGGTGGGAGAGAAGAAGTCTCGTTTACCAGGTGGGTAGACGGCCATAATCTGCTTCATCTCACTGAGGTTACCTGTGGATCCGAGTGGAAGGGAAGCCACGGTAACATCGACGGTGTCTGCAGTGCCCACAAAGGAAGGACAGGTGAGCTGCAGGATGGTGTTTGGTTCAAGGATCCGAAAGCCCCACATGAAGGTGGTGCGCGCGTTGGTAGATGTGCAGTTAATCCACGCGTCGCTGGTGGTTGCCCAGAATCCGGCGGAAGCGCTGGCGTAGCCACCAGTGACAACCCCGCGTACAGGAACCCCCGAGCTCGAACCGGAGCCGGGTGGATTACCGAAAGAGTACACGAGAAGGTAGTCACCGGTGTGTTCGAACATCAGAAGACTGTGTGCTGAAACGGTCCCGAGTGTTCCGCCAGACGTTAGTGTGACGGTGTCGGAGTTGCCACTGTACGCCAAGTGCGTCTCACCAAGGATGGTGTAAGGGTCAGGGATATAACCCAACCAATGGTTGTAAACCTGGGTGGGTAAGGCCAACTTGGGTTTATAGAGCCGGACCTTGTAGGTCACCCAGAGTTCGCCAAGGACGTCTCCGTCTTCAATGTTGCCAATTGTGGCGAGCTCGGTTCGGCCGAGGAACTTGAATCGATCATCCGTGGTGTCAGTGGCAAGATAATCCGCTCCGGGACGATCCGCGCTGACATAGAGTCGGTTCAACACATTGAGATTACTTTTGCACTCAACAGGGTGCAGCATCTCTGCGCACGGTGCGCAAGAAGTGGAGAATTCGTAAGATTCCATCTGCCTTTTGTCAATAAAGGGCGGATCCTCAACGTTGTAGTTGGTGGCCATAACGATGGCTCCGAGAGCTGGGTTGTCGGACGCAACAGCGTCTCCAGAGGTGGGTTTGTATGCCCACACTAGCCCTAGGAACTCGTACAACTCGTACGAGGATGCAATAGTGGAAAGCCACGGGAAGGTGCCGCTATCGCCAGGGTTGATACTAAAGACGTGGCGATTGAAAGCGATGGAAGATTTGATGTCAGTGACAAACTCCGAATGCGACAATTCAATAAAGTCATGCGAAGACTCGAAGCGAGGGGCCTGAGCCGATCCCCGCATGATAGAGTTGCGATGGAGAGTGTAAGAGCCTTGGCCCGTGAGCTCGGAAAAGAGGTCGCCAGCGGCGCCACCAATGGCGGCACCGACTGGACCGCCGGCATAACCTCCGATAGCGCGACCAATATGGTGCGCGCGTCCATGTCTGGAGGCCAGCGCTGTTTTCGACGGTTTCTTAGAGTCGGTGAGCTTGGGTTTTCTCTTTTTGGGTGCGGCGACAGGGTGGCGTGCCGGCGCGGTCAATGGGCGTGCATTCCTCTTCTGCGGGGCAGAACGGAGAGGTGCGCGCTTAGGTTGGTTTTTCTTATTGTTGATAAAAGAAGGAGTTCGTAAATAAACACACAGCTGAACGGGGCTGCGTGAGTTGCTGTAGTTGCTGGACTATGGTGGACCGTTAATTTGGTCCGACGGCTACGCCCTTCTGCGCAAGGCTAATCGACACGGCGTCCACGCGTGTGTTTCAGTATCTTGTTGTATTTGGGGGCCCGTCTTGCCATTAGTGTCGTAGTGTGCACTCAGTACCAATCGGGTGCGCCTTAGCCTAAACAGGCTTCGGTAGGCAGCGGACGTAAGGTGTATTAGAGTGATGGTTTGGTGACAGCATGGGTCAGTGTTAGCGTATGATGCGCCGCGTGGAATTGACTGATACAAATCCATGGTAAGCCCGTGGCCGGTAATTGTAGCCAACAAGGTCTTCGCGGTGCACACGCCGAGGAATTGCCTGCACGAAATCACACGTGAGGCCATAATCTTTCTTGAATATTTTGGAGGTGGCGCGAAGGCATATGCGTTGCCCAATGGCCATCTGCCCGATGACGTCGATAAGCTCCTGGTACTCACTAGGATCGAGGTCATAACGTTCAAGGAAGCTGTTGTTAGTCAACACGCTTTGCATGGTGCTTTTAACAACTTTGTAGTCGAGGCTCTTCAAGACGATCTTGTTTATGGCTTTCTCTGTCTTCTCTAGCAACGGTGTGGCGCTAAAGCGAGATGCCATGGTAGTGAGCAGCGGGACTGTGGTGTTTGGGTATGTGCTACGGAGGTGGCTGGTGATGAAACCATTGATCCGGTTCTCGATGCCTTCTGATTTCCGTCCGGGCAGATCACCCGCGACTTGACCGAAGGATCGGAGCAAGACGCCAAAATTGAGAACGGGGACGATTTTGTCATTGACGTCGTAGAAGAACGAGTGTTTTAAGAACTGGATATCCTGGATGCGTGGACAAGCCTCGAGCGTGACGATGTATCCGACGGCAGCGGCCGCCAAGATAATAGTTTTCTCATCACAGGCTCCCGAGGTAGAGATCGAGCGAAACATGAGGACAGTTGCGAGGTTGTTGACGAGCGTCGTTACAGTGACACCCGAGTACAACCGAGATTCTTTCGGTTTGAGACGCACCTTCTTCTTGCTCCGCGCCGCGGACTGGTCGACAATGTCTATTGGAATGCGACACTGACCGACAAGACGCGCCATGTCTTTCCGAGCGATAGCGGGTGTGACCTGGATGAGCGCTTTAAAAAGGCTCTCAGTGTGGCTTGCGTCGCAACTGCTGATGTCCATGTTGTAGATCCGAAATCCGTCCTCACCACGGACGGCGATACAAGAATCGTCGGAAAAGTAGACCATCGCTACGTCACAACCGCTCTGCAGTTGGAGGAATTCATACGCTTCCATCAAGCCTTCGTGTTTTGGGGACTTGATGAATTTCGCTCTGTAGCGTCCATTGACGGTCTCGATGTCATGCTTCGCCATAGCTTCTTTCATGTAGTGTGCTAATCGGAAACCCAGCAATGATGCCGGGCAACCAAGGTCAGCGATCATACGGATGAATTTGCCAACCTTAGCAACTTCATCTGCTTTGCACTTGTAGAGAACTTTGCGACACCAGTGAAGACTTTCATAGTCTCCACTAGCAATAAGTTCCCAAAAACTTGCGATGCGCAGTGCCTTCTTTGCGTGTTCATCGGCGTAGTGTCTTTGGCACTCCTCC